TCTATTTCGATGGCTTCCTGTACCAGCGCTATATCCAGCGCAACACCTCGGTCGTTTATCTCTTGGTCGAGGTGATATTCATCCCAAATGGACTCCGACACTGGGAACTTGACAAGCCGCGCCTGTATCGACATTTCCGTCTCCACATCGCGGATGTTATATTTTTTGAACGCTGACCACTTGTCCGGAGAGTGATACGGATAATTACGGGTTCGTTCACCGTTAGCTTTTGTCGGCGTACATGGCTGACAGAAGTATTTGATGAGGTCTTTGCCTTCGGTGAGCTTCTGCTTATCCAGCTTGAGCACCGCACCGACTCCCTCCAGCGAAAGCGGCAAGCCCATCGTCGCCGCCCAGACCATAGAGCAGTGCCAGGAGACCGGGTCAATGTACTCGCCAGTCGGCAGCCCAATAAATCGCGAGAGGCAGACCCTCTCGAAGCTGGCGTTGAACGCCCATTTCGTCACAGCCTCATTGGTGAGAGCGGTAATAATGTCGGCAGGGATTTTCTCGCCGCAGGCAAGGTCAATAACCTGCACAGCACCGCCGTCCACAGAATAACCGAACAGCAATATTTCAAAATCCGGCGCTTCGACATAGCGGTAAACGCCTGATTTGGCAAGGCTAACACTGGAAAAGGTCTCAATATCTATACTGAGTGATTTCATTTCGTCCTCCTATACGGACAGGGCGGCATTGAACAAGTCGCCGCCGCCCTGAATCCTTTTAGTTGTTGTCCTGCTATTTAACAGCTTTTTTCTCTTTATGTGCCTTGACCTTTTTGCAGATGTAGGCAACCAACTGGTAAATCCAGTATCCAAAAGACCAGCTCATCAAACCGACAAGTGCTCCGAAAGCTCCACATACAACAAAGTGCTTTGCAAATTCGTAGAATTCCATATCAGCACCTCATCAGTTCAAGAACTCGCCTTCATCCGTATTGAAATCGGACTCGGCGCTTGCCTTGCCGCCGAGAGGCTCACCGTCACGAATCTTCTGCAGATTGTTGAGGCCGCAGGCGATTCCCTTGTTGCCTGAACTATTAAATGCGTAGAAGGTAATGCTGGCACGACCGTATACGCCGGAATAAACCTCGGAACGGCTCATGATAGGATTACGGTCTGCGTCCACAATGCCGGGAGCAGTGGTAGCGTTGGCGTTGACGAAGTAGGCATTGGCGTAAGCGGCATCGTCAGGTCTCTCCAAATCGCCGTCACGAAGAGGAGTCTTCAGAACGGAAAGTGCAGGGACAGTCTTGCCGTTACCCTTGAGCTTGGCTTCGCCTTCCTTGTAGGCAGCTTCGATAGCAGCCTTAATCTTGGCAACGGTGCGGGTGTCGCTCTTAGGGATAATCAAGCTGACGCTGTACTTAGGAGTGCCACCGTTGATGGACTTAGGCTCCCAAACATTTGCGTAGCTCCAGCGGGTTTCAGGGCCAGTGATGACCTTCATGGGATTTACAGGTTTTACATTCTTACTCATAATCGTTTTCCTCCATAAAATCAGTTTTTGCATTATTCATGACCGGGCGTTTGTCGCTTTCCGGTACAAGTGTGGGTTTGCCCTGCGGCTTTTCGATGTAAGCGGACAGGAGTTCTTCAAAGCGGCTCTTACCGAGCAGCTTCTGCATGGCAGTGATGCCGAGGAGCTTGCGCTCATACGGGTCAAAGCCAGCGCTGGTAACGGCTTGTGTTACAGCGGCCTCATCGGTGTATCTGCGATTGCTGCGACCTTCGACCAGCTTGAAACCGGTCCAGTCTTTACCGGAGATGGCCTGCTGAAGCGCATATTCCTTGATGTCGTTCACCCAAGAGACCAGCTGATCTGCACGGGAGAGAATGACCTCGATTTCCGAATCCTCCAACAGCGGAGGCAGTTTGAAATCGTACTGTGCAAGGAGCAGATTGGCTTCGGCTCTGGCCCTGCATTCATGCTTGGCCTTACAGAAACCGCACCATTCGCCGCAGAGAAAGTTTCCGTCACCGGTGAAGGCCAGCTCCGCAGTCGGCTTCAAGACTTCTTCGGCCCAGCGATACAGGTCGTCTTTGGACATCTCAAAGGTGGATACATTCTGGCGTCTTGGCTGGTACACGGTCATTGCGACAGTATCGATGTCGTAAATTGCGTCGAACAGCTCCAGTGCGCCGAGAGCGTAGCACATCATCTGGGGATTGTTATCCGCTTCAACCAAAACGCCAAGGCCGTGCTTATAGTCAATGACACGGAGCGTTCCGTCTGAAATGATGATGGCATCCGAGGTTCCGAAGCCCTGTTCTACCCAGCGGGAGAAATCGACACGCTGTTCGATAAGGACCACAGGGTCAGAGCAGACCTCTTTGGCGGCTTCCACCAGCTCCAAGATGTAGGCTGCGTAACCGTTGGCGCAGTCCTCCATTTCCTCACTGTACCAAGTCAGATGTTCCGACGGGTCAACAGCACCCATGCCCAGCGCCTTGCGGAGCTTGTATTCACAGAGGCTGTGTGCGTCGGTACCCTCGGCGGCATAATCGGAACCTTTGTCCTCGTAGGTTTCGCAGAGCCTTGCCGAAGGCGGACAGTTGAGCCAGCGGTGAGAAGAGGACGCTGACAGGATGGCGTGTGCTTTAGGTGGCATTTCCAATCACCTCCGCATCACGAAGCAGCGCTTCATAATTTGCAGGGTCCACCTGAGAGAGCTTGCTGGCACCATATTTCTGGAGCAACTCACGGACGCCTGCCGTGTGACCGGCACGGGATTTCTCAGAAAGAACTGCTCGTACCTGTTCCAGCGTCAAGGCTGGCTTCTGGTCCGGAGCTTTCTTTTCCGGTTGTTCCTCGGCTGCATTGCCGGAGAACATCTCGGCCAGATAGTTGGCTACATCAGTAATGGCAGCGGCAGCATTGCGCAGCTCTTCGATGGTCATAGCCATGTCGCTCATTTTGCTCATGATGTTTTCCTCCTTCCTCGGATTGTCTTGCGGCAAGAATGCTGAGTCGTCTTGCCATTCGTGCGGATACCTGACTGATTGCAACGAGGATTTCAATTACCTCGGCATCGGTATCCACGGTGCGGCTGTGGGCCTGAGTCATTTCGTTCACCTCCTGTTCGTGGTGGAGCAGCTTGTTTTCTGCTCCTTACACTCCCTTTTGGAGATGAGCGATGCCGTTTGACGAAAGATGAAGAAAAATTTTTGAAAAAAGTTCTGACCGCCGGTTGTCCCAGCGGCCAGAATGGATGTACTACATATTAGAAGAAGTCAGGATATTCCTTCTCTAACTGTTTCTTGGCAGCTTTGATGCGGGACAGGAAGGTTGTACGAGGAATGCCGATGGACTTGGCGATTGCTTCATCGGAAAAGCCCTGCATACGCAGCTTTCCAATATCAGCGGCTTCCGGCATCAGGTCGGCGAGGCGCTTGAACAGCTGCTCCAAAACGATACGGTCAGCTGCCAGTTCAGACACAGCCACGCTGTCATCAGCGATGGTATCCATCAGAATCAGGTCATCGTCTTCCTCACCAATAGGAGAATCCAGCGATGCGATAACATCAGCGTTGCGATATTCGCAGGTCAGGCAGTCGGCATCACAGACCCACCATTTATTGCGAGGACAGCAGCAGAGGCCACGGTCCTGCATTCTGTGACGGTAGGTGTCATGGAAGCGGGTGTGTTCCTGATAGATTTCTTCGGGTACTTCCTGCCAGCGGCGCTGGCTGCGGATGTAGATACGACGGGTGTTGTTTTTACTCTGGTTTTCTTTGATTGCCATTCGATTTTCTCCTTTCGGCTGTTAAACCGAAGCGGAGATAACCGGTATGGCTGCCAGTCCTGATTGTCATAGATGGTCACCTCATGCGGATCTCTCCGCTTCATTCCGGTGACCAGCCGTTCGCAGCTGGCACTCTATTCATTTGCATCGCCGCAGCAGCAACTGCGAACGCACCTCCGTGGCCACAGAGAAGGTGAGTTGATGCTGCAGCAGACCGTTTTTTGTCATGTCCGGGACATTATTTCGTGAAAGACCGGGTTATTTCGTCTGGATGCCTTGTTTTATTCATAATTAGGGTGTACAATAAGTAGGAATAACTATTAATTGGCCCGAATGAGGGCTACTTCAAAAAGGCGATACGAGATAAGCACTCCGGTGCTTGTCCACATTTATATTTTAGTCCCCGAACGAGTTTTTTTCGTGGACTGGCAGACGGACAACTAATGGACAAACTTAGGACAAGACGGACAGATTTTGTCCGATGAAGAACAACGAGGAGGACAGTAATGAAGTTTTGCGAATTTTGCGCACCATTCTATACAGGGAAAAAGCCTACCAGCGGAATTAAAGGAGTAACGGCTCAAGCTGCAATTGCGGATTTCTTTATGAGTACGGCCCTCGGAGAAATGGCGAAGATTGAATTGATCTTCGGTGAAGATCAGTTCCGAAAGTGGTTTAAGGGAGATCGCGAGCCTACAAATGATTTGTGGGAAAAGACCGCAGGTGTCTTTGATGAGACGAGATTCTCAAGAACGGTGTCGGGAAAACTGAATGAGAAGGTTCTTCCTGAACTTCTGACCGCATTTGGTGTTCGTTTGGCTGAAGATGAAATCCCTGATAAGTTTGCTTTTTCGGCTGCTTTGGCGAAGCAGTTTAGCGCACTCGCAAGAGGAAACGGTGAAGCTGAAAATATCGTGGATTACATTTACCGTACCTACTTGAAGGTTTCAGATTTCCCAGATTATGTGAGTAACTCACAGGCAAAGTATGCAAAATTAAAAACGCTCCTCTATACATCAGAAGAGCGTTCATTCGATGAGTTTTTTGTTTGTAACACAATAAGCCGCATTCCGGGTAGACATCGTCGTGTCCCGGAAGATACGATGATAAACAATGTGACCTTGGATGAATTGGCGAAGCATTCTCGCAATGTTCTGCTTGTTGGTATGGGTGGCATTGGCAAATCTATGATGATGCGCCATTTGTTTCTTACATCGATAAGGAAATATTCTGAAAGCGGCATTTTACCTATATTGGTTACGCTTCGTGAATTCGGGGCCGAGAATAACGACCTGTTCAACTTGATTGTAGATTCGGTTCACCGCTTTGACATTACTTTTTCTGCGGCGCATATTCATAAACTTTTGTCCGCAGGAAAGTGCCAAATCTTGCTGGATGGTCTGGATGAGATAAAAAGCAGTGATTTAGGCAGATTTCATCGTCAGCTGGATGCTATTATTGACAGATACTCTGATAATCAGTTTGTAATGTCTACTCGTCGTTTTTCGAGCTTCGTGGAACTGTCAAGATTTAGACTGCTATACATCTTGCCATTCACAAACGAGCAAGCATTGCAGCTGATTGATCGACTGGAATATTGTCCGGAAGAACCGAAGCTGAAACAACAGTTCCGAGATAAACTGGTTAGCGATTATTTTGAGTCGCACAGAGAATTTGTAACTAACCCGCTGTTGTTGACGCTAATGTTGATGAGCTATCATCGTTTTGCAGATGTTCCTGAAAAGAAGTATTTATTCTACGATCAGGCATATCAGACGCTGCTGCAAAGACATGATTCTGATAAACTAGCATATAAGCGAGTTTTTAGAAGCGTGAATGACCCTTCAGATTTCACTAAGGTGTTCAGGGAATTCTGCGCAAAATCGTATCGCAAGGGTGATTACGAATTTAGTCAAAATAAGTTTGAGGACTATTTTGATAAACTCAAAGCTATAACTCGATTGGATCAGCAGATGATGAAAGTAGATGCGTTCCTGTTTGATGCCTGCAATAGTGCCTGCCTGATGTATGAAGAGGGACAGAGTTATCATTTCCTGCATCGTTCATTCCAAGAATATTTCTTTGCAGATTATTATTCACGAGAAGATGATGCGACACTTATTAAGCTCGGCAAGTACATAAGGAAATCCGACCAGATGCTCTTTGATGATGGTAGCGCCTTTGAGATGTTCTATGATCTGGCACCTGAAAAAGTCGAACGCTTCATCATTATGCCGTATTTAGCGGAAATATTTGATGATGGAACAAAACAGGAGAAGTATTGGAAATTCCTTAGAGACGGATATGGTTCGTGGGTGTATACCTTAATTGACGAAGCTGTGATTGAACAGAATCGTCAGAAATATAATATTATGGAACATTATCCTCGTTTCAGAAATATTGCGGAACCTTCATCTGTAGTGTTGTCGTTGATTTCGACAGTCTTAGGTTTGGATGCAGAATTTGAATTGCGAATTTCAGGAGAGGAATATAAATATCCGCAGCTTGTATGCGATCGCTTGTATGGCGAACTATTCAACAAAGAAGATTCTGAGTATGTTATTGTGCCGTTCTTCCGTTTTCCGAGAGAATTGTTGAAAGACGATGAGGCTCTGAAAAAGTCAGGCATTTTGGAACGAATGATTCTTGACGATGACGGTAAGCCTCTCGAACTCGGTCATGTGTATAACTTTAGTTTTGCGGCGGGTCTTGGCGAGCCAGAGAAATTTGCTGCTCTCGTGGAATTGTGGGAAAGAGACGATAATCCTGCTAAAAAACTATTTGTGCGTGTGCAGCATTATTATGATGTTCTGAAGGATAAGTATTTACACGCAGACGAACTTGATGATGATGATTTTTAATAAGAGCGAGGTGCCACATGGAAGGAAACAAAACGCCAGAACTGGAAAGATGGTTTAGTCTTGAAGAAATCTCAAAGCATTTGGGAGTTAGCAAGGATACCATCCGAGGCTGGATTAAGAAAGAGACAATCCCATATTATAAAGTGGGAAGACAGTATAAATTTAAGGTATCAGAAGTGGATGCGTGGATTCACAGTGGTGAAAGCGCAGACGCAGACAAATAATTCTTTTATATAGAAGGAGACCGAAAATGGGCAAAATTATTCATTCCCGCTCGGTGTCCGGCTCGGAATACGCAGGACTACTAAAGCCAATAATATATTGTTGCCCAGATAAAGCGACGGTTGATAGTGCGGTGCCACTAAATCGCGCTCTGGCTGAGAAGCTATCTGCATTGAAGCCAAAGCGACGAACCATGCGATTGGCTGCTTGCTTTGAGGAAATCCTGAAAACACTGCCGGACAATGCGGTGATAAAAGATTTTGATGTGATGTTTAACCCGGATTACAAAGTGGATGTACTGAAAATCATGGTGGATGCATGTAAGAGAAAGCCTTTCAGTATTATCTGGCCCTGAAAATGTGAGGATGGCAGGCTGTTCTACGCTGAGGATGGCTACCCGGATTTCAAAACATTCAGCGTAGAAGAATATGATGTGACATGCATCATCCAAGGAGGAAGAAAACCATGAAATATTCTCAATTGATAAGCTTCAATCCAATTGAAGATGTTATCCAGCTTGTAACGGCTGGAAATAAGGATAAGGCTCGTGAATATGTAAAGACCTATGTTATGTCCGACACAATGGCGGATGCTCTGCAGGCTCCGTTGATTGACCAGCTGCAGATGGATGAAGTGGTAGATAACAAAGGTGTGCTTGTTGTCGGTAACTATGGTACCGGTAAATCTCACCTGATGTCTGTTATTTCCGCTATTGCAACGGATGCGGATAACCTGCAGTATTTGCAGAATCAGAAATTTGCAAAACAGATGGAGCCAATCGCAGGTAAATTTGAAGTTCTGCGCATTGAGATTGGCGGCGTTGTCATGCCTCTGTATGATGTCATTATGGGTTATATTCAGGAGGACTTCGATAACCGTGGCATTGATTATGAAATTCCTGACTACAACAGCGTAAAGAGCCTGAAGACCGTTATTCAGGAAATGATGATGGCCTTTTACGAAAAATACCCGGACAAGGGCTATCTGATTATCGTCGATGAGTTCCTTTCTTATCTGTCTTCTCGTGATGAGAGAGAAATCGTTCTCGACCTTGAGTTCTTCCGTGCCCTTGGTGAAATGTGTTCCAAGTCCAAGCTGCGTGTTGTATTTGGTATGCAGGAGAAGATCTTCGACAATCCTCGCTTCAGCTTTGTTGCCGATACTCTGAAGCATGTTAGTGACCGTTTCACCCAGCTCATCATTACAAAGGAAGCTACTTCTTATGTTGTGTCCAAGCGTATTTTGAAGAAGACACCGGAGCAGAAAGCGATGATTCGCAAGCACCTCGAAAAGTTCTGCGGCCTTTATACCGGTATGTCTTCCCGACTGGAGGAGTTCGTGGACCTGTTCCCGATTCATCCTTCTTACATTGATGTATTTAATAAAATTTATCTGATAGAGAACCGCCACATCCTGAAGAACATATCGGTGACCATCAAGGGCATTTTCAATACCGAGGTTCCTCAGAATGCACCGGGCATCATCTCCTTCGATGATTACTGGCCTGCAATCAAGTCCAATGGTCTGCTGAAGAGTGATGTGACCATTAGCCGTGTTGTGAACGCCAGCCAGCAGCTGGAAGATATCATCAACCGTGCATTCCCTAAGCCTGCGTACAAGCCTCTGGCGACAAAGATTATCTATGCCCTTAGCGTACACAGACTTACTACCAACGGTCTGGATGTGCAGTTTGGTCTGACTGCGGAAAATATGAAAGATGACCTGTGCCTGCATCTGCCGATGCCGGAAGAGTATGCTGATTTCCTGTTGTCGCTGGTAAAGAGCACGCTGCGTGATATTATGACCACCGTTTCCGGCCAGTTCATTAT